GCCCCGGGCGGCATCCTGCCCTCGTCGACAGCCCCGTCCAGCCCGTACACCGGGCAGTTCTACGACAACGGCACCGACCTGCTCCGCTGGAACGGCTCCGCTTGGGACACCTACGTCAAAGCGCCGGGCGCCTGGACCTCGTACACGCCGACGTGGACGGGCTCCGGCAGCAACCCCAGCCTGGGCAACGGCACACTCGTCGGACGCTATTGCAAGATCGGACGGCAGGTCACCATCCACATCAACCTGATCCCCGGCAGCACGACGACCTACGGGTCGGGGACGTACAACTGGGCGATCCCGTTCGCTGCGGCCAGTGTCGGGTGCAGCTACGTCATGAGCGCGCATTTCCTCGGCACAGACCGATGGATGGGGCAGGCGATCGTCTCGCCCGGAGCGAGTGCGATCGGCGCGTTCTTCAACATTTCCTCGACCAACACGCGCATCGACGTCATGAACCCGACCCGGCCGGAGACTTTCGCGAGCACCAACCAGCTGCGCATGACCGGCGTCTACGAGTCGGCGACATGACAGGCACGCCCTACCAACTCGCCTGGTACGGCTGCGACCTGCGGACCGGCGGCATTGTCGAGGACCTCCCCTCCCTCAAGCCCTCGGGTGCGTTGTCGCGGAAAATCGGCGAGTCGACCACTCTGCAGTTCGACCTCAACCTGCCCGGCGCCCCCGCCGGGTGGGACGCCGCGACCGCGCCGGGGAGGACGCTCCTCGTCGCCGTCGACACCGCCACGGACACCCCGCTGTGGGCCGGTGTCGTCCTGCCGCGCGACGGAGGCAGTGACCAGACCGTGCAGATGGGCGCCGCCACCCTGGAGCGGTACCTCGACGGCCGGTTCCCCGGAACGCAGACCCTCGTCGGCACGGACCAGGCGGCCGTTGTCAGCGCCCTCGTCACCCCAGCGCTCACCGATGGTCCGCCGCTCGTCATCGACGCCCCGAGCACGGGCGTCGTCATGGACTACTACACGCAGGACGGCGACGACAAAAGCATCCTGTCGTGCCTGCAGGAGATCATGGGCCTGGACGGCGGCCCGGAGTGGACGATCGACATCGCCTGGAACGCCAGCCACAGCGGTTTCCAGTTCCCCTTCCGTGTTCGGCCAGCAGTCGGCCTGCAGTCCAGCTTGCCCGTCACATTCGACTTCCCGGGCTGCGTCGCCTCGTATCGCCTGTCCGAGTCCTACGAGGCGGGCAAGGGCGCGACCGTCGTCCTGGCCCGCGGCGAGGGCGAGGGCAGCTCCCGCCTCACCTCGACCGCCCACGAGGCGACCGCACTCATCGCGACCGGCTGGCCTCGCTGGGAGTACCGCTACACCCCCGCCACGGGCCTCACCGACCCCGACCAGCTCGACGCGCACGCCACCCAGTCTCTGGCACTCATGGCGCAGGGAGCACAGGTGTGGACCCTTGAGGCCACCGCCTCTCAGGCGCCCCGACTCGGCCAGGACTGGGCGCTCGGCGACACCATCCGCCTCGCAGTCGAGACATCCCCCCGCCACCCGAACGGCGCCTCGGTCTCGGCCCGCTGCTGGAGCTGGGAACTCGACGCCGGCACCGACCGGATCCGGCCGATCATCGTGGAGGAGGACTGATGCCCCGACAGCTCGACCAGCTGCCGCCTGACGCGACCAGCCTGGCCCGCCGACTGTCCGTGCTGGAGCGCGAGGTGCGAGAGCTGCGGGCAGCCCGACGTATGGGCGCCGCGAGTGTCGGCACCCTCCGCGTGTACGCGGACGACGGCACCACCCTGCTCGCCGAACTCGGCCCGGACGCCGGCGGCGACAGCGGCGGCGGCCTGTGGACCCGCGGACTCCAGGACCCGATCAACATGGCCGCCCTCCTGTCCTCGGGACAGCTGCAGTTCCGGCCCGTCGAGGACGACCGAGTCGATGTCCCCGCCTCCGTCACCTACGCCTCCGACGCTGACCAGTACACCGACCTGATCCTCACCTCCGGATCGGTGAAAGCCAGCCAGCATCGCGCCATCATCACGCTGGAGTCGACGTTCGCGGGCAATGCGCCCTACGTGTACATGCAGGCCGAGAGCGGCGGCCCGTGCAACCTCGACGTGAGCGGCGTCCTGAGCGCGGGGAGCCTGGCGTTCGGGCAGGTCAGCATCACTCCGAGCGCTGCGAACGCGCCCACGTCGATAAACGTCACCGGCCTCAGCGTCCAAGGGGCGACGTTCCTCGGCTACGCGGTGGCCAGCACGGCTGCGCCCGGGTCGCAGGTCACCGGCGCGAGCGCCACGTCTGTGACCTCGACGGGCCTCACCGTATGGGTGACCCGTACCAACACCACCGCGACCTTCGTGAACTGGTGGGTGGTCGGCTCATGAGCGACGTGACGTTCCAGCCCGCGCTCTGGTACTCGGTCACCGCCCGGGACGACAACGCGGAGTGCGAGGAGAACTCGGGCAGGGAGTTCGAGGTCAACCCGTGCTACTCCAACGGCGGCCGCGTGATCGTCGAGTGCGGCCTCTGCAAGCAGCCGATGACGCTCGTCTCCGCAACGCTGCTCGCCCCGCAGCCCGAGATTCCCTGACCCGCCCCTCACCTGCCGCCCCGCGCCTCCAGGCCGGGGCCTTTCTTATGTCTGGAGTCCGCATGGCCACACCCATGTCCGCGGCCGAATGGCGCGCGGCGCTGAAGGCGGAGGGCGTCCGCTTCACCGAGTTCCACGGCTGGGAAACCAGCGGACGCGACGCCGCCACCGGCAAGACCTTCGGCCCGGTCCACGGCGTCCTCAACCACCACACGGCCGGGTCCGACTCGCTGAAGACCGTGGCCACCGCCGGGGCCCCCAGCCTCCCGCCGCCGCTCTGCCACACGTTCCTGCCCAAGTCGGGCATCGCCGTGCTGGTCTCCTGCCACCGCGCCAACCACGCCGGCCTCGCCGCCGCCAACGTCATGGCGGCGATCACCGCCGAGAAGGCACTGCCCAAGCAGGACAAGTCGAGCACGGTCGACGGCAACGACCAGCTGTACGGCATCGAGACCGAGAACCTCGGCAACGGCCGCGACGTGTACACGCGGGCGCAGTACGACGCGTGGGTCCGCTGGAACGCTGCGATCTGCCGCCACCACGGCTGGGGATCGGGCTCCGTCGCCGGGCACCTGGAGACCTCGGTCGAGGGGAAGATCGACCCGGCCGGGCCGGTCGAGGGGTACGGCACCCGCGGCAAGTTCACCTTCACCATGAGCCAGCTCCGGCTCGACGTCGCCGAGCGGCTGACGCACCCCGCCTCGTGGTCGAAGCCGGTCACTCTCCCCGCCCCACTCCCGGGCCCGGCCCCGAAGCCGCCGCTGACCACCGACCAGCGGCTCACCGCCCTGGAGAAGCGCGTCACCGCGCTCGAGAAGAAGTGAGGTAGTCCCATGCCCGAGTTCACCCTCCCCGGCGAGGCTGAGACCGTCGTGAAGACGGCGAAGACCTACGCCGTCGACCTGATCGAACGCGTCCTCTGGACGTTCCTCGGCGCCGCCGGCGCTGTCGCCCTCGCGGGCGGCCCCGGCGACATGCTGCACGTCTCCTTCTGGCAGGGCGCGGCCACGGCCGGTATCGCCGCAGCCGTCTCCCTGGTGAAGGGTCTGTTCGTCCGCAGCTTCGGCCAGCGCTACAGCGCCAGCTCGGCGCCCGGCGTCTGATGGGCGCCCCCGCCTCGGACCCGGCGGGTGTCTACATCTCCAGCGCGCAGATGTACCAGGAGTTGAGATCCCTGAGCGATGGCCTGACCCGGGTAGAGACCAAACTGGACAGCATCGGACAGGGCCTCCACGACCTCGACAAAGACGTCGCCGACCACGAGACCCGCATCCGCACGCTGGAAAAGGGGCGATGGCCACTGCCCACACTCGGCATCCTGACTGGCCTCGCCGGCGCCGCCACCGGCGCAGCTGCCCTCTTCCACAGATGACCGCGGCCCCGCTCTCCTCCGGGAGGGCGGGGCCGCTTTCGTGCGTCGAGGGGTGGGCGCCAGTGCCCACCCTTACGGCTTGGGCAGCTCGGTGACGAACGTCCCGATGCCCGGTTGCATCTGTGCGAGGCCGGCGTCCCTCAGCTCGGTCAGCACCCGTCGCGCCGTCATCTGCGCGATGCCGAACTCGCCGTGGAGTGCCAGCACGCCCGGCAGCTGCGCGCCCGGCGGATAGGTCCCGTCTGCGATCCGCGCCTCGATGATCTCGTACACCTGCTGCCATCGCGGGATGTCCGGCTTCCAGTCCATGATCTCGACGCTAGGCAGGGCAGGCCTACCCGGCGAGACGAGATTGCCTGACACGCCTAGCTACCCTAGCTACCTAGGGCTACGCTGCGGAGACACGTAGAACCCCGGCAGCCGCTGATACGGCCCCGGGGACGGCCGACTGGTTGGAGTCGACATGGGAAAGCCTACGCACGCTTCGGCATCGCGCACAGAGCAGGCGCCCGTCCAGTGGTGTCACTGGCACAAGGGCCCATCCGAGACCGCGGTCCTGGTGGACGCGATCGAGAAGAACTCCGCCCCGCCCATGCCGCTGTACGCGTGCGCGCCGTGCCGCGAGCAGCGCGGCCTCGTCCCGCTCGCCGACCTGCCGTGAGCGCCGTCGAGACGACCCCGGAGTGCAGCCTCAGCGAGCACGCGATGTGCGGCGGCCCGGCTGTCATCCGCCGCCCGGGTGCCCCCGCTTGGGAGGCACCACTGATGACGATCAAGTGCGGGTGCCGCTGCCATGGAGGCCGCGCCACCCCACCCTCCGCTAGCAAGGAGCCACGCCGATGATCTGCGCGCGCTGTGAGATGCCGATTCTGCCGGGCGAGCGGCATGAGACGTGGGAGATCGAGCAGGCGTCGGGACCGGGCGGGAGAGTTTCCCTCCATGCGGACCTGTGCGCACGGACGGTGCGGCAGTCGACGCAGGATGACCGCCCGTGGCAGCGGCGGTAGGTTCCCGGTCCCGGCGCGGCGGTGCCGGGCACGGGTAGGCCCCGGCCGGACGCCGATCCGGCCGGGGCCGTTTTGTGTCCGGCCATTGCGCGTCCGTGGCGGTCCGCGAGACAATAGATACGCCCAGTTCAGGGCGCACGCAGGACCCCACCATTGCGTGAGCGGTGCGTGAGCGGAGGTCCCATCGGGGGCCGAAATCCCCGGAGTGAGCCGGAGTGAACTGACCCACTCACCAGGGATTTTCAGAGCAGCCGGAGTCTCCCGGAGTTACCCAGCGTGGAACCTATCGACTTGTAATGCGTAGGTCGTCGGTTCGAATCCGACAGGGGGCTCAACTACAGGGCAGGTCAGGGGACGTTTAACCCCCGGCCTGCCCTTCGCTTTCAGGCTCCTGCGTGAGCGATGCGTGAGCGGCAGTGTCAGAGGCCGGCTTCCGGGCGCGGGGGACAGCCGCAGCGGCCCGCTCCGTCAGCGCCTCCTCGTACTCCTCGAACAGCTCCATGTATGTGTCTGAGGTCAAGCTGATCGTCGAGTGCCGCAGCTTCGCCTTCGCGTCATGGATGTCCCCGCCGCCGGCCTTCACGAGAGCAGCCGCACCGTGGCGCAGGTCCCGCAGGTTGATCGGCGGGAGGTCCTCGGCGGCGACGATCTCGCGGAACGCGTCACTGACCATCTCCGGGTGCAGCCACGTCCCGTCGTCCTGCGTGAAGATCTTCCCTGTGTCCGCCCACGGCAGCCGGTTCTCCAGCCGGGCGGCCCGCTCGGCTGCCTGCCGCTCGCGGTGCGCCAGGAGGACCGCCACGGTCTCCCGGTCCAGCTTCACGGCCGCCGCCGACCCGTCCGTCTTCGGGTCCGTCTCGATGGGCGTCCACCCGTCCGTGACGATTTCCTTGGCCACGGCGATCGTGCGGGCGTCCCAGTCGACGTTCGTCCAGTCCTGGCCCACGCCCTCACCGCGGCGCAGCCCGTGGTGCGCGACCAGGTGGTAGAAGGCGTACAGCCTGTGGCCCTCGGCCGCATCCAGGAACGCGCCCAGCTGGGCCGGCGTCCACACCATGACCGGCCCCGGCTTCACCCCGGTCTCGCGCCAGCGCGCCACCCGCTCCGCCGTCCACAGCATCCCCTTCGGGCGCTTCGCCGAGCCGATGTCCACGTGGGCCGCCGGGTTGAAGGTGATGTACTGCCGGCCGATCGCGAAGTTGAGCGCGGTCCGCAGGGCCCGCCGGATGTCGTGCTTCGTTGCGTGCCCGGTGATCCGGCGGAACGGCGGCATCTCCGCCAGCCTGGCCCGCTCTTCAGCCAGCCGCTGTGCCTCCGCCGCCGGCGGACGGGACCGCTTGCCCCAAGTGGCCTTGGCGGCCTGCTCGCGCCGCGCCTCGTTCTCCGCGCGGATCGTCTCGTTGCGGTCGTCGATCCCGTCGAAGAACGCCTGCACGTGGCCGACGTTGAGGCGGTCCAGGCGGTGGTGCCCGAGCCCATCGCGCAGGTGGTAGTTGACCCGCGACTTGTAGCCGTTCACGGTCGTCGCCCGGCGGGACTTGCTCTTGGCTTCCAGCCACTCGTCGAGCAGGTCCGCCACGCTCATGACATCCGTCAGCTTCAGCCCGGTGCGGAACCGGCGGCGCGTCTCCTCCAGGCTGGGCAGCGACGCCTTCTTGTTCTTCGAGACTTCCTCGAGCAGGTCACCGATACGCACCTGGCCGTCCGCGTCGTCGGCGTCCGGCAGGTCGAGCAGCGCCCGGACCTTGTCAAGGTCGGCCTGCGCGTCCTTGGCGGTGGCGTAGCCAGAGCGAGAGAAGGACCGCCGGCCGCCGTCCCCGCGGGCAGGGAGCTCCTGCCGTACCGCCCACACTCCGTGCCGCCGGGATGACAGCTGGGGGCACGCCTTGCCCAGCGCCCCGCCGTCCTCGTCGCGGCAGTAACAGCGGCGGTACGTCGAACCCTTCATGGCTCCCCCTCGCGCTGAATCCCTATCCAGTATTAAACAGTTCGAGGTGCCTACTCGTCGGCTTGGCGGCTTGCCGCCGCTCGCGCTGCGTCATTCGATGCATCAGAAGCGGGCGGCAAGAAGCCCTTTTTCCGCGCGGAGGCCACCCATTTCCCTGCCGTCGAGTGGGGTGCCTTGTAGTGATTGGCCACCTCTCGCGTCGGAGGCATCTCTGAATTCTCTGCCCTCCGATAGACGTTTGCTACCTCCCGCAGAAACTCGTCGGTGATGCGAGTCCGCTTCTTTCGTGGCGAAGGCCTGTCCCGCGCCACCGCGTAAGCCTCGGCGGCGCGCTCCTGAAGCTTGTCCAGCCAGGCCAGCGCCTCCTTGGGACGGAACTCGTAGGGCGACCCGGCCGAGCGCTCATCCGGCCAGTGCCACCCCGGCGACATGCCGGGGATTGCGTCGGGTCGGCCGCCAGCCTCCATGAATCGAGTCAGGTAACGGGTCATGTAGTTGATCCCGATGGACTTCCAATGCTTTGGAGAGACCACCTCACGGACTGCCTCGAAGACGATGGAAATGTCCTTCCACGCCGCCGTCGCCTCCACCATCTCGACTTCGTCTTCGTGCACCTGAAAGTTCAGGAACAGATTCATGGCGGAGTCGGCGTTCGAGTAGTCGGTGGGCGCAGTGCCTCGCCCATCCCAGCTCTCCGTTGTGGCGATGATCAAGTGGAAGAACTCCGGCAAGAGGACAGGGCCCACGGGGATCAGCCTCGGAAGTTCCGGAATGTCATCCATGGCATGCCATGGGAAGGCTGCGAAGTACCAGCCCGATGGTGGAGTCAGGTAGTCATCCATGGCGCTCATGGTGCCCGCTGCGGCCATGGATCGGCAAGGCGAAGACTAGCCAATGGCAAGGGTGGAACGTCTGCGCCCACTCCAGCCCTACGCCTTCACGGGCGACACCCCTCGCCACTGGGGTTGTGTCTATGGCAAGGGTATGTCAAGCTCAAGTGCATGAACCAGGGACCAATCCTGCGTCTCGCAAGGGTTCGCGCCGCCGTGTCCAGCGGAGAAGCGCGCCACCTCAGAGAGGCTGCACAGCTATCCATTGGTGAAGTCGCGAAGGCTTGTGGGGTAGACCATTCCACCGTGTGGCGGTGGGAACGGGGCACCCGTAAACCGCGAGGGGAAGCCGCTCTGGCCTACGGCGACCTCATTGACTCGCTACGAGAGAAGTCGGCGCAAGCGTCGGCCGTGCGGGGAACGGCATGACCACTCCCGCCCTGACCATCGCCGAGATCCTCAACCTGCCGGCCGTCGTCCCCCTGTGGCCGACCGTCGGGCGTGCCCTCGATTTGGCAGAGAGCACCACCTACCAGCTGGCAGCCGAGAACAGGCTGCCCATCGAGGTCATCCGCCTCGGGCGACGACGGGTCGCCCGGACCGTAGACCTCCACCGATTTTTGGGCTTGCTGCCCAAAGAGAACGGCGCCGTTCCCGGAGTCCAGCCGGGAACGTCCGCCGGAAACGACGAAGCGGCCGGAGTCCAGCCGGCCGCCTCTGTCGAGCAATCCGCACCTACCGCCAGGTAAGAAACGAGCAGCTCATGGAAACAACCGTACAGCTTGCGACCGGCGGGGTTCAGGTCCCCACCGTTCGCGCCACCAGCCAGCTCACTGCCGCCCAGGTCTGCGACCTCCCGATGGACGAGCTCCTCGGCCAGGTGAACGGCAGCCTCGACACCACCGAGATCGACGAGCCGAAGTTCCTCGGCTACGTCACCATCACCGGCTCGGGGCGCATCACCATCTACACCCCGGACAGTCTCGGTGACGACACCCGCGACGCTGCCATCCGCTACCTCATCACCCAGCATCTCGGCCTGCCCACCCACCTCTTCCCCGACGTCTTCCAGGTCACCCGCTTCGTCATCGCGGACAACGGAGCTCAGGCGTGAGCGCCGAGACAACTGCCGTGACGCCCGGGGGTGTAGCTACGGCCACCCCCGGGCGCCCGGCCCGCGAAGACTGCCGCAGCACCTATAGCGCTGGATGCCGATGTGACCTCTGCAAGGCGCAGAACGCCGCCTACCAGCGCGGCTACCGTGCCCGCCGCAGGCAGCGCGGCACCGCAGTGGCCGTCGGCAAAGTGACCGTCGGCACCGACACCTTGGGGCGCCAGAAGTGGCGCACGGTCGACGACCCGAAAGACAAGCTCATGTCCCGGGCCGTCGCCGGTCTGAACTCTTGCATCGTCTGGACCGGCGGCAAGAACGACCAGGGCTATGGCCACGTCAACGTGAACGGCCGTCGGATCTACGTGCACCGGCTGTCTTACGAGCTCCACGTCGGGCCGATCCCCGATGGCCTTGTGATCGACCACCTTTGCCGTAACCGCGCCTGCGTCAACCATCACCATCTGGAGCCCGTGACGGCCGCTGAGAACACGCGGCGCGGGGCTGCGGCCATCACCCACTGCCCGCAGGGCCACGCCTACGACGAGGCGAACACCCGTCGGAGGCCCGACGGCCGCAGGGGGTGCCGTCGGTGCGACAGCCCAGGCCGCACCCCCGCCCACACCCCATCCGCCCTGCAGGGCAAGCCCGAACCGCAGCCCGGGCCCGGCTGGCCCATCCACCGCCAGGAGGCGAAGTGAGCGACCTGACGTACACCGAGCGCGCGCACTTCCTCGCCGCCGTCCAGGACATGGGCGAGGGCGACGAGATCCCCGCGGCGGCCTTCGATCTGATCCTCGAAATCGAGTCCGCGACGCCCGCGCCCTGGGCCGAAACGGACCCGCTCGTCGCCGAGCGATACCTCGCCGCCCGAGGCGCCACCCCCGCCGTCGCCGCTGCCAACGCCGCCGAGTTCGAGCTCAAGTTCCGTGCGGTCATCGCGCTCAGCACCGGCAAGCCGGCCCAGACCTTCCAGGACATCGCCGACTGGATCGACACCCACGTGGATGGTGCGAAGTGAGCGACCACAAGCAGCAGCTCGACGCCGCGATGCAGGCCTTCAACAAGGCGGAACGCACCGAGTTCATGCTCACCACCGCCACCCGGTGGCTCGGCACCGACGGGCCGGCCTACATCCTCGGCGACATCCGTGTCCGGGCGCTGTTCGAGGACATCCACGGCCGGCACTGGGTCGACGCCTACCTCGCCGTCGAATCCCTCTCCGAGGCTGGTCGGGCAGACCCGGGTCACATGGAGATGTACCGGCAGCTGGCCGTCGACATGGACGAGGCGCGTGACCTGTGGGTGTTCACCGACACCCGCGGCCGGTGGAACGCCATGATGACGCCCGTCGACCAGCTCGCCCGCCGGTGGGAGTTCCCGCCGCCGGTGCTCCTGCCCGGCCCGAACTGGGCGCGCGGATGGCTCGACCTCCCCGAGCGCACCGACGGCCAGGAGCTCGCCTGGATCGCGCACGGCGGCATCCCCGTCCAGACCTACAGGGCGGGAGGCCTGCTGTGATTCGCACTCCGAGTCAGACGTTCTGGTCCGACCAGACCCTCGCCACCGCCCGGGACGCGGCGACCGACCCGGCCCTCGTGCCGGTCGCCATCACCGCCGCGAACGGCGAGCAGTGCACCTGGTGCGACTGCCCGCTCGCCCTGCACAAGCGGCCGGGCTACCGCTGCGGCGGCTGCCCGGCACAGGCCGAGAACGTCGTCAGCGCCTTCGCCGGCCCCGGCGTCCGCTACGACTTCCCCGCCTGCGACCGGCACACCACCGACATCGTCGCGTCCATCGCGCAGGTCGTCGGGGGTGCCCGATGACCGGACACCAGCCCGGCGAATGGCCTGTCGACGAACCCGTCGACCTGATCCCCGAGGACCTCTACGTGAAGCGGGCCGCCGAACGCGGACGGCACGAGATCGTCCTCGGCTCGATCCGCGCCCACCTCGAAGAGCAGCCGACCCCGGTCGCCGTGCTCAGCGCCGTCCGCCGGTGGATCAACGAGGTCATCGCCCTTGGTGACGACGTCGTCAAGACCAAGCGACGCAGCAGCGGCTGATCAGGAAGCGCTGCGGCCCCGAGTCCACCCCCAGGCCCGGGGCCGCATGCGCCCTCACGAACACCACTGGCCCCGCTCGCAGAAAAGAGCACCGTTCGTGAACAGCACCACCACCCTCCCGCTCTTCGGGGAGGACATCGAGCACGACGAGACGGAGATCCAGCCCGCCTCGCCTGCTCTCGGCATGGCCGCCGCCGCGGCCCGCCTCGTCGCGTACCGCGACACCCAGTTCGAGGACGACGAGCCGCGCGCGCTACTCGTCGTCGACTGCCCGTTCTGTGACAGCCAGCACGTCCACTCCGCCGGCCTCGCCTCGGCACCGCGCGCCTGCCCCCGGCGCTCGCGGTGCATCGGCCGCCCGAGCGGCACGTACTACTTCCCGGCGGTGACCCAGTGATCGCATCCCTGCTGGACATCCCGGCCGACCGGCCGTCAGCGGCACTCGCCTACGCCACAGCCGGTGTTCGCGTCTTCCGGGTCCGCCCGGACAAGGCCCCGTTCGCCAACTGCGCCCGGTGTAGGCCGCCGACAGACCGGAGACCGAACCCGTTCTACATCGAGCACCGGCCCGAGGAATGCCGCTGCACCGCCCGCACCTGCCACGGCTTCCACGCCGCGACCACGGACGTGAACCTGGTCAAGCAGTGGTGGACCGAGCAGCCCGACGCAAACATCGGCGCCCCGTGCGCCCTGAACGGGTGGGCCGTCCTCGACATCGACCCGCGGCACGGCGGCGACCAGTCGTACTCCGTCCTGGAGCAGCGAGTCGGCGTGCTGCCCGGCACCGTCATGCAGCTCACCGGCGGCGGAGGCCTGCACATCGTCTACCGGTCCCCGCGGATCTCGCTGCCCGGCGTCCTCGGCCCCGGCCTCGACGTGAAGCACAACGGCTACATCCTGCTGGCGCCCTCCGTCCACAGCAGCGGGGGCCGCTATCAGTGGTCCGGGCACGGCCAGTTCGTCCAGCCCGACGTCACCTGGCCCGCGGCCCTCACGCCGCAGGAGCGGAGGGCGGCATGACGACCTCCGAGGAAATCCAGAAGGGCGTCGACGCGGCCCTCGCCAAGCTCGGAGGGCACGCCACGCCCCGGCAAGGCGCGACCCCCAAGGCGTTCCGGGTGGCCTCGGACCGCATCGACTCCTACACGCGCAGGGCACTCCAGGACGAATGCGACAGCATCGCCGGAGCGCCGGACGGCGACCAGAACAACACCATCAACCGGGCCGCGTTCAACGTCGGCACCCTGGTCGGCGCGGGTGCTGTCGACGAATCCGAGGCCCGCGAAATGCTGATGTCCGCCGCGCTCGCGGGCAATCACCCCGAAGGGCGGGCACGCCCCAGCATCGACTCCGGGATCCGGGCGGGCATGGGAAGCCCGCGGCATCCGTGGCCCCCCGTCTCCAGGCAAGGTGACGCCGCCGACATCCGCGACCTGGTCGCCAGCACGGAGAACATCGACTGGAGTGACCTGGAGAACGGCCTCAACGAACCTGCCGACGAGGACACGGGCTCTTCTGATGGCGGCCCTACGCCCCTCGCCGGGCTGATCCCCGCGGAGGTGTACGAAGCGCGTGCCGAGCTCCGCCACATCCGGCAGGCAGGGCACTCCCGCAGCCGCTCCGGTGACGTCGCTCTGCTGGCCACCATGGTCCGCCTGTCGTCGCTCGTCTCGCACCGGATCCGGGCGGACACCGGGATCGCCGGATACGCGTCGCTGAACTTGTTCGGCGGAGTCGTCGGCCCGTCCGGGATCGGCAAGTCCACAGGGGTCGAGGTCGCCGACCGTCTGCTGCCCGCACCGCCGGAACTCGACTTCCGTGACGGGCTCCCCATCGGCTCGGGCGAAGGCCTCGCCGAGGTGTTCATGGGCGTCGTCGAGGAAGAGACCGGCGAGGTCAAGAAGAAGGGCGGCACCGAGACCCCCGTCACCGTGACGGTACGGCGGCAAGTCCGGCACAACGCCTTCTTCTACGTCGACGAGGGCGCCACGATCACCCGGCTTATGAAGGAGAGGTCCGGCTCCACGCTCGGCGAGACGCTGCGCAGCGCGGCCGTCGGCCAGACGCTGGGGCAAACCAACGCCAGCAAAGACACCAGCCGTTACATCCCCAGCGGCTCGTACAGCATGGGTCTCCTCGTCGGGTTCCAGCCGGAGACTGCGGCGCCGCTCTTCGAGGAGGTCGCCGAAGGCACTCCGCAGCGCTTCGTGTGGGTGCAGGTCATCGACCCGTCGATCCCCGACCGCCAGCCTCCGTGGCCCGGCGAGCTGCATGCCTGGAAGGACGCGGCCACCGCACCGCCCGGGACCGAGGCAGACCGGTACGTCCTCGTCTCCTTCGACGAATCCATCAAGACCGAGCTGCGGACTGCAGACCTCGCCAAGGTGCGCGGGGAGGTCGACGTCTCTGACCAAAACCAGCTCGACTCCCAGGCGCCCGTGATGCGGGTGAAGCTCGCCTCGCTGCTCGCGATCCTCGCCGGGCGGCGACACGTGAACCCCGAGGACTGGGGACTGGCGCTGCTGCTATGGGGGGCGTCGTGCGCTGCACGGGACGCGGTGCTGGCTCATGGCGCGGCGCAGCGCCGAGCCGAGCAGGAGAAGCGGACCACCGCCCGTATCGAAGAAGAGGTGCGGGTCGACCACGCGAAGCAGCTCGCCGAAGACAAGCGGGCAGAGCGAGCCACCGACCGTCTCGCCTTGCGGATCGCGGCGTATGTGCACGCGAACGGGCCGAAGTCCCGCTCGGAGCTACGGAAACGGGCTGCAGGTCGGGAGAAGCAGTTGCTGCCCGATGCCTATGCCTACGGGCTGCTGCGGGAGTGGCTCGTCGAGGCGGACGGGAGGTTCGCGCCTGGCCCTGTCCCCCCTTCGTGACAGGGGGGACAGAGGGGGACAGGGGACGCGGGTTGTCCCCCCCTCTCCCTCTCGCGACACCGAATTTGGTTTCACTCCAAAACTATTGCGCACGCAACTAATCGCCTGACCTGCAGAAATGGAAGATCAAGATCAACTACACCTTGACTCGCATAGCGCGCGAGGGGCGGGGGGACAAACGGCGTCCCCCTTGTCCCCCCTGTCCCCCCGGATCTCTTGGAGAGCCCGTGAACGTCGACGACGTCGTGGCGGAGAAGATCGCCGCCGCCCGCGCCCGCATCGAGGCGGCCAAGCGCCGGCGCGCAGCCCTCGCCGCCGCCCGGCAACGCGGCCTCGCCCACCGGCACGCCGCCAAGCTCCGCAACCTCAGTCGTGGCGATATGACCACGACTGCCGACCCAGTCGTGACCGAGACGGACACGACTGCCGACGACGACGTGGTGACCGAGGTGACGGAGGCCGAGTTCCACGCCGCGGTCCGTACCTCGCTCGCCCGGCTCGGCCTCACCTACGCCGAGCTCGAAGACCAAGCCCGCCGCCGCGACTTCACCAGCGCCCAAGCCCACAGCCTGTGGGTGTCCATCGGCGGCGCCGTCAACACCGAACTACTGGAGGAACAGTGACAACGACGACCGACATCGCCCGCGCCCACGGCTACAGCGGCCCGACCAACTGCCAGGACTGCGGCACCACCGACAGTGTCCACTTCGGCAGCTGGTGGAACCCGGAGACCCAGGAAGGTGGCAACTTCCTGCAGTGCTGTGCCTGCGGCATCAAGGCCGGGGACTTCATTAGCGATCACTTCGACTGCGGCGCGGCCATCACCCAGTACGTCCTCAACGAGCACACCAGCCCCTACAGCGAGCTCGCGTACCAGCGTGTCCACGCCCGGGCCGTCGAGGAGTACATGCAAGGGCAGCACGCTGCTGTGGCCTACCTGGACCTCGAAGGAGACGCGGCCCACCAGCACGCCCTGGCCACGGTGCTCAACCACGTCGGCCGCGCCTACGCCGCAGCCGCCATCAACCAGGTCGCGCAGGTCCTCGTCGACAAGCTCGATGAGGAGGCCTACCTGGCACTCGGAAGTATCGCCGCCACCCTCGACCTGGAGATCGTCGAAGACCTCACCGGCGCCAACGGCACAGGCGAGGACGACTGACCGGCACGTCGGCCGGGCCCGCAGCTATCGGGCCCGGCCTCCCGCCCAGCATCCCAGGCTTTCAGAACTGAAAGCCTCGCCACCGAAGGAGTCCGCCATGTCTGGCGAGACCGTGATCACCATCGTCGGCAACCTGGTCGACGACCCCGAACTCCGCTTCACCCCGGCCGGGGCCGCCGTCGCCAAGTTCCGCATCGCCTCCACCCCGCGCCGCTTCAACAAGACGACCAACGAGTGGGAGGACGGCGAGGGCCTGTTCCTCACCTGCTCGGTGTGGCGGCAGGCCGCCGAGAACGTCGCCGAGTCCCTCACCCGCGGCACCCGCGTCATCGTCCAGGGCCGCCTCAAGCAGCGCAGCTACGAGGACAAGGAGCAGGTGAAGCGGACCGTCTACGAGATCGACGTCGACGAGGTCGGCCCGACCCTCGCGCGGGCGACGGCGAAGGTGACGAAGAACCCGAGTGGCGGCGGACAGCAAGGGGTCGGGACTAGCTCCGACCCTTGGGCTGGAGCCCAGCCCGCCAACGGCCAGCAGCAGGGCGGCGGGTGGTCAACCACCCCGCCCGCCGCGGCTCCGGCCGGCCACCCCGAGAACCCGCCGTTCTGATCTGGAGCCGACGTGAACCCCAACGAGATCCAGATGCTAGTCATCGGCGCCGCCCTGGGCGCGCAGCTGATGAACCTGCTGCACATGCGGTGGGACGCGCAGGCCGCCCGCCGCAGCGCGGCCGCCTCACGGGTCGCCCGCAAGCAGGCCACCGCTGACCTGTTCTTCAGCAGCTTCCGCCTGTACCGGCTGCAGAACCGGGTGCGGACGTGAGCGCCCAGGAGTGGGCTGCCCGGATCCAGGTGGCGATCCGGGCGGCCATGGCCGACGGCTACGAGCCGTGGATCGATGACGACTTCGACGGCCAGCGGATCGAGGTCCTCCTCTGTAGCCCCGACGACGACACCGACAGCGCCCTGATCCTGGAGTGGAACGCATGAACCAGTGCGGACTGTGCGAGCGCGACCTCGAGTACGGCTACCTCTGCCAGGGCGACACCCTCGCCCTGGCAGAGCGGTTGGAGCGGCTGCCGAAGGTGTACGAGGCTCTGGCCGGCTTCCTCACCCCGGCGGGCGCGACCCTCCGGGAGCGAGTCTCGGCGGCGCCTTCCGAACCTGCTCTCCCCGTGAACGAGGCCGTCCTCGACCTTCGGTACGGAGGGATCGCCCTGGTGCTGGAGTCCTGGCTGTCCGACGTCCAGGCGTGCCGCGGCTGGGGCCAGCCCGCCGTCGAGGGCGGCATGGAGCACCGCGTCCGGCAAGCCGCACGGTCCCTGGGCGCGAACCTGGAGTGGATCGCCTCGTCGTACCCGGCGGCAGGTGACCTTGCCCGAGAGGTGCGGGAGCTGGAAGGTGCGGCCCTGTCGATCGTCGGCGCTACCCGGGATCGGGGCCGGCGGATCGGGCAGTGCGTTGCAGCCGACGCGTCCGGGGTGGTGTGCGGGGCGACGATCCGCCACCAGCGGGGTGAGACGGTCCTCGTCTGTCCGTGGTGCGGATACGTGTACGAGGAGCGGGAGTTCCTCACCTTGGCCAGCCTTCAGCCGAAGGAGCCAGCGCCTACTCCGACCGAGGCGGACGCGCCGGAAGCTCATCCGTCTCGTGCGTGAGCCACCGGAGGAACGAGACGAGGTGCCCGTTCATGTCGGACCCGACCTCGGCGACGGCGCCCTTGGCCCGCTCGTACAGGTCTGGGTCGGGGCGGAACGTCTTCGCGGGGTTCTTGTGGACGGAGGGCATGCCCGAATCTTCCCACGGTGTATTGCCACCCGTCTACGGGTGTGCGTAGAGTGGTGGCTAGCCACCTAGGCCAGCAGAAACTAAGCGGCCCCACCGAGGTGTGTCACCACCAAGGCAGGGCCTGACCGACCTACCTGCAGACACAGGAGACCGGATTCATGGATCTTCCCATGCCTGCTGCCCCACCGGGCAGCGCCTCCGCCACCAAGGCGGACATCCCCGTCATCCCGCTCCCCGATGGTGAGCAGCACATCGTCATCACCACCTACGACATCGACCGCTTCTTCTCCCGGGTCACGGTGGACCCGGATGGATGCTGGATCTGGGTCGGCGGACGCTACGCCACCGGCTACGGGATGTTCGCCTTCGGCCGGAAGTCCTTCGTCGCCCATCGCGTTGCGTACCTGATGTGCAAGGGCCCCTACCCCCAGGGGCTCGACCTGGACCACCTCTGCCGCGTCCGCCCCTGCTGCAACCCGGACCACCTGGAGCCCGTGACGCGGCAGGAGAACCTGCGCCGGTCCCCTCTCTGCCCCGCCAGTCGGACCCACTGCCCGCACGGCCACGAGTACGACGATGCGAACACCTACATCTACGAGGGCCGCCGCTTCTGCCGGGCGTGCCGCCGCAGGCACGACCGCCGTCGCGCCGCCGCGAAGGCCGGGGGTGCGCGATGAGCGAGACCCTTCAGCCGCAGCCCAGCCGCCGCCTCGTCGCGGCCGGCAGCATCCGCCGTACCCCGGGCCGCACGATCACCGTGCGCGTCACCGAGGCCGGCGCCACCGGAGTCATCGCCAAGCAAGTGACCCGATGAGCGACCTCCGCCAGCCCCTCGACGGCCAGACCGCCGAGCCCACCGCCCTCGACACCGCCATCGCCCTGGCCCAGCGGAGCCTCGCCAACTACGGCCGGCCCGACTTCCGCGACCCGAACGGCATCAGCCACGCCCACGGCCACATCGCCGAGTCCCTCCGCATCCTCCTGCACACCCTCGGCGTCGAGGCAGGTGAGCGGCCGTGAGGTACGAGCACCTGCCCGTCTTCGGGCCCACCGACGTGAGCGCCGACGAGGACACCGACGCGGTCGTCGTCGTCCGTGTCGCCTACGCCCTGTCCCGCGAGCAGCTGCTCGCCGCCCTCGCCTACGGCTTCCCCGAGATGGCCGACGGCCGCGAGCCGGCCGACCTCAGCAACAAGGAAGTCCGCACCGAGGTCGAGGGCTACCTCGGCATGCAGGGCATCGTCGAGCTCGACCGGATCGTCACCCACGAGCAGGGGCGCACGTATCCGCCCGAGCAGCGGGCCATCCTCGACGCACTCGCCGCGGCCATCGACCGCACCTACCTGACACCCCACCCCGAGCCCGCCGTCCAGTCGCCCCTGTACCGGGACGGCACCGTCACCGTGCAGACCCTCGACCACGGCGAGGTCACCGTGCCCGAGCCCGCCTGGTGCCTCGGCCACGACGACGAGTACGTCGGCTACCTCGCCGACGTCACCCACAACGGCGCCCGCACCGTCGCGCCGCTCGTCACCGCGAAGTACGGGCTGGCGCAGATCATGCACGCGTACATCAGCCACGCCCCCCACGCCCAGCAGCAGCCCGAACCGAAGCCGCTGCTGTCCTTCCTCCTCGACGGACACGGCGACCTCGACGCCGCCGACGGCCACAACCTCGCCCGCGCCCTGCGCATCGCCGCCGTCCGCATCGAGCGCATGGCCACCGCCCTCGGGCACCTGCGAGGTGGCCAGTGAGCCGCGTCCTCGCCTGGCTGGCCCGCCCGTTCAAGCGGACCGCCCCGCACACCGGCCGCCGCTCCGCCGCCCCGCTGTGGGTCCGCGGCCTCACCGCCGGCGGACGCCCCATCGTCCTCGGCGTCGCCCTCCTCATGTGCGCGCCCGGCGAGTACCACCTCGCCGAGACCGCCGGATGGGCGGATCCGTTCACGTTCGGCATGCCGATCGTCCTGTCCGCCTACGCGGGCATCGCGGCCGCCGTCGCCTCCACCCGCCGCCGCGGGGACCGTGGCCGCTGGTCCGCGATCATCGGCGCGTGTCTCGCCCTCGGCCTCGCCATGGCCGCCCAGGTCGTGTCCCACCTGATCACCACAGGGCACGTCATCGCCGACCAGCCCGTCCTGATCGCCGTCACGAGCCTCGTCCCGCCGGCAGTCGTCGGCCACCTGCTGCACCTCGCGGCCAGCCCGCCGGACGCACACCAGGACGCACACCGGGACGCACAGGACACCGAGGACGCGACCGCGTCCACTCCCGTCCCGGATGTCCCCGAGCATGCGCCCGCTGTCACTCGCCGTGAGGATAAGAGTCCAGATCTGGACTCTTATCCCGAGTCGATCGCCCTCGACCGGGTCGACGCGCAGGACGCCGACGGGACGCCCGCACTCCCGCCCGGGACCGGGCAGGACGCCGAGGACGCCGAGGACGGACCGCCGCCCGAGCCGCCCCTCATGACGTCCGCTCAGGTCGCCTCGATGTACGGCATCGACCCGTCCACCGTCCGCTCCTGGGTGGCCGCGGGACGCCTCACCGTCCACAGCAAGGACGCCCGAGGACGCAACCTCTTCCACCCGGACGCCCTGCCCGAGCGACAAGGAGTGCTCGCGTGATGCGCCTGCTCTTCGGAGCCCTCCTCGGCCTGCTCGCCGCCTTCCCGTCGCTCCTCGGCCTGGCCGCCACGGCGGTCCTGCACCCGGTCGTCCTCGCCGTCCTGGTCGGCGTCCTCGCCTGGCCGCGTCTCGCCCGCACCCTGCGGAGGTGGACCACGTGAGCGACGCTCTCGCCAAGGCAGAGGCCGCGGCATCCGAAGCCGCGGTGAATACGGCCGCCGTACAGGTCGCCCTCGCCGCCATCGAGCTGGCCAAGCTCGCCCAGCAGCAGCCCGCCGCCCAGCAGCCCGCATGCCACCAGGCGCACCGTCAGGGCCGCAGCACGGGCGAGTGGCTGGGCATCGGTGGCGCCGTGTGCGTCGGTGGTGTCGGCATTGCGTTCGCCTCGATCGCCATCGCCATCTGCGGCATCTCCGTCGCCATCCTCGCGCTCGTTCTCCGCTCCATCTGGAGCGACATCCAGAAGCACCGCTGACCAGGAGGAACCCATGTACCGAGAAGCGCACCTGGAGCTCGCGAACGAAGCGGTCACCAAGGCCGAGCGGCTCGCCGGGTGGGCGGAGAACGCGGCCCGCGGCGACGGCCCGCACAAGGCCGTCCCCTACGCCGCCGCCGGCACCCTCTGGGACTCGATCGCCCGCACCCACCTGCTCATCGCCCAGGCCATGCCCGACGACGACACCACCCCGGAGGCCTGACATGACCGAGCGCACCGCCGCCTGGCCGGAGGGTGTCATCGCCCGCTACCTCACCGTCGCCGGTGCCCACGTCGACATCTGGTACGACACCGGCACCCTCCGCACCCGGTGCAGCGGCGAACGCTGCGCCTGGACCGTGCGCAAGTCGACCCGCGTCTTCTACACCGACTCCGTCGCGGAGCGGGACGAGAAGATCACCGCCGCCGTCCCCGCGCTCCAGCCCGACGTCCAAGCCCACGCCGAGCGCTGCCGCGCCATGCCCCGCCCCACCACCTGACGGCTCAGGAGACCCCGATATGGCGTTCACCAGCAAAGACCCGCATACCGCAGCCGAGATCCTCAAGGTCGTCGCGCTCGGCGTCCGCATCGAGCGCCGCCAGGCCCGCGGCAAACCCGTCAAAGCCCTGGAGAACCGCGTCGAGCGCATCCGCGAGGACGCGCAGAAGCGCGAGGACGCCCGCGGACGCAAGTAGCTACACCCCGGGGACGGCGTCCTACCGCCAAGCACGGCGCCGTCCCCGGGCCCGGACCGCCCAACAGAACGACCGGAGAGCCAGCATGACCGACACACTGATCAAGCCGCCACAGGACGCCGACCAGGACGCCGAGGACGCACGGCAGGACGCGCCGGACGCGGTCGAAGACATCGAGGCCGTCGACCGTCCCGACAACCCTCTCGCCGACTGGCTCACCGTCCCCGACGCGCCGATCCTGCCCGCCTGGGCTCGCAACTGGGAGTCCGTCCGTGCCAACAGCGGCGCGTTCGTGAAGGTCACCTGGTGGCACACCCGCTACCACTCCCTCCGCAGCCCCAAGTACGGCGCCAAGGTCGTCGGCTACTCCGCGCGCGGCGCCTTCCGAGGCGGACGCCGGCTCTGGCCCGTCCTCGCCGCCCAGGACCACACCCGGGCGGTCAAGGCACTCGCCGCCCAGTCCAAGGCCAAGCCCGAGGACGACACCGTCGCCCAGCGCTACCAGGTCGCCCACCGGGACCGCACCCTCGCCCGCCGCTGGCGCTGGGGTACCGCCCTCGGCCTCGCCTCGGCCGCGGCCGTCGCCCTCAACTACGCCTCCCTCGGCCTCCAGCTCGCCGCCAGCTGCATGATGTGCGGCGGCCTGGCCGCCATCGGCTGGTCCGACGAGGCACAGATCCTCGACCACGGCACCCCGCCCCTGCGCATCGCCATGGACTCCCAGCAGCTCAACGACGCCCTCCGCGCCACCGGCCTGCTCAAGCAGGGCAAGGGCGACGACGACGGGCCCAAGGTCAACTGCGTGATGGGGCCGCTCCGCGACGACAAGGGCTGGGCAGTCGTATTCGACCTGCCCCGCGGCGGCGGCAAGACCGCCTCCGACGTCCTCGCCAAGCGGACCGCCATCGCCGCCGAGCTCAGCGTCGACGAGATCCAGGTCATCATGAGCCGCGTCCGCGCAGCTCACGGCGGCAACGCAGGCCGCGTCTCGATGTGGGTCGCCGACGACGACCCCTACCTCGCCCCGCCCACCCCGTCGCCCCTGGAGGCCATGGACGCCTTCTCTATCTGGGACCCGATCCCCTTCGGCCAGGACGCCCGCGGCAACCGCGTCACCCTGCCCATCGTCTGGCAGTCGATGTTCTTCGGCGGCCTGCCCCGGCGCGGCAAGACCTTCTCCCAGCGCCTCCTGACCGCCGCCGGCCTCCTCGACCCCTACGTCCGTCACTACGTCTGCGACTTCAAGGGCGGCCAGGACTGGATCCAGACGCGGCAAGTCGCCCACCGCCTGGTCCTCGGCGCCGAAGAGGACGCCATCCTCGCCTTCCGGGCCCTGCTGAAAGAGCTACTCGCCGAGATGGAGCGCCGCTTCTCCATCCTGCGCGGCCTGCCCACCTCGATCTGCCCCGAGGGCAAGCTCACCCCCGAGATCGTCAAGCGCTACAACATGCCGTTCGTCCTGTTCACCGTCGACGAGCTGCAGGAAGCGTTCCTCGCCGTCGACGACCAGGAGCGCGAGGAGATCATCAACGACATGGCGCGCATCGCCCGCCGCGGCCCCGCCGCCGGGTTCATCTCCAACTACGCCTCGCAGCGCCCCGACGCCAAGTCCGTGCCCACCAAGCTCCGCGAGATCATCACCATCCGCTACTCGACGCAGGTCACCGACCAGACGTCCTCCGACATGATCCTCGGCAAGGGCAAGGCCTCCCAGGGCGCGGACGCGTCCGTCCTCTCCGAGGAGCACAAGGGCGTCGGCGTCCTCGTCACCGGTCCGGCATCCTTCGTCACCGTCAAGGCCGACATGCTGGAGACCGCCGCCTTCAACACCATGTGCGCCAAGGGCCGCGCCCTGCGCGAAGGCTGCGGCCAGCTCACCGGCGACGCCGCCAACGACCACAGCGTCATCGCCGAAGCCTCCGGCATCACCATCAGCCCCGTCCTGTCCGACTGCCTCGCCGTCATGCGGCACAGCCCCAAGCTCCACACCGTCGACCTCCTCGCCCGGCTGGAGAACCTCGACGAGGACTACGGCGACTGGGACGCCGAACGCCTCGCCAAGGAGCTGGAGGACGCCGGCGTGAAGCGCATGACCAAGCAGGTCAACATCGGCGGCAAGAACCTCGCCGGGTACCGCCGCGAGGACCTCGAAGCCGCGATGCCAGCCGAGCTCCTCAACGCCCGGTAGAGGGGTAGGGCTCTACAACCCCCGCTACGAGACCCCCTCTTGACCACCCCTACCAGAGGAGTGGATCTAGAGGGGGGTCTCTACCGCCGTAGACCCCCCTGTAGTGGGCCCTCACCTGCGTCGTAGTGGGCGTAGAGGGGTTCTTAGGGATGACCCTGAAAACCCCCGCAAGCCGCATCATGGAGGCATGGAGTCGCAGATCATCCGGCCCGGCCACCTGACCGCACACCAGGTCGCCCGGCAGCTCGGCATTACCCTCGGAGGTGTCCGCCTCCTCGTCCACCGCGGACAGCTCACCCGCTCCGGCGGCACCGTCGGGCAGCCCTGGTACCCCATCCAAGACGTCGCCGCCCTCGCCGCCAAACGACAGACCCGCAAGGCCGCTTGACCGCAGGTCAGCGACATGTAACGCTTTCGGCGTACAGCTGTGCCCGCACATGGGCACCACAGACGCACACGAAGCCCCCGGTGACCTGAACCCGGGGGCTTCGTCGTGCCCAACGTCGGCGCGCGCCGACGCTACTGCCTCGGCCTCCGCTTCACAGCCACCGAGGCCAGGACGCCGAGGATCAGCGCCGCGCCCACGATCACACCCGGCCACCACGTGATCAGTCGGCAGCCGATCATCAGCACCACGCCGGCCACGACGATCCCGAGTGGAACGTCCAGCTTCTGCTTCATGCTCACCACCCCCAAGGGGCGACACCGTAGCGGAGGCGGCATGCCCAAGTCCCAGAGCTGGCGCGTCTGCTCGGTGCCCCGCTGCCCCGAATACACGCAGCACGGCAAGTGCGACGACCACCGCAGCGAGGCTGAGAAGCAGCGAGGCAGCGCACGACAGCGCGGCTACGGCCGCGGGCACGTGAGCCGCTTCCGCCCCGGCGTCCTCGCCAAGGACCCAACCTGCGTGCTGTGCAGGAACGTACCAAGCAAGCACGCCGATCACTGGCCGCTCGACCGCAAGGCGCTCGTCGCCGCTGGCCTGGACCCCGACGATCCCCGGCATGGTCGCGGTCTCTGCGGACCGTGCCACAGCAGCGAGACAGCCAAGCACCAGCCAGGAGGATGGAACGCGTGACAACGACACGTGACGGTTGGTGGGCTGAGCACGATGACGACCCCGAGACCAACCCCTTCGCACCCGAAGCCCCGTGGCTCGCGACCCTTCAGGCCGGGCCCGGCTGCTTCTCCCTCGGTGGTGTCGCCTTCTTCACCGAGGCCGACTGTCTCACCTTCATTCGGGACGAGGTGCTCGGCAAGACGCTGCTGTCCGACAGCGCGGCCGCGCTCAAGGGGCTCGGCCAGACACCACATGAGGAGACACAGTGACGACCAAGGCCAAGGCAAGGGACGACGAGCAGCAGGCAGAGCAGACGGAGCGCGAGGGCCAGACAGCGGCCGAGGCGCAGGAGACCGTGTGCGGCCGGCCTCACTTCCTGCCGGCCCTGGCGCACGTCACCTGCACCGGGCCGGCCCCCGACCCGGACCTGCCGCCCGGCGCCCCGGAGCACGAGCACCGGCACCAGGACGGCGAGGCCCTGTACCTCTGGCGATGATCACCCAGGGCCGCCCAATCCGTGGCCAAAGGTTACCCAGGGTGACATTTTTTTCATGATCACCTGGGGGGGTACCCCAAGATCAAGATCTGACAAGGACCGCCGGGGAGGTGGCTCCCAGGTTTTCCGGGTTCAGAGCCCCCGGTGATCATGCTCCGCTGTCACGCAATGTGACGGCATTTTCGCCGCGCAACGCGGCCAGTTGGAGTGATCAACATGGAACTGTTCTGCTGGGCCTTCGCGGCCTTTCTCGGCTACGGCGCCCTCGTTGCAGTGGCCAACGTGGGCAAGCCGCGACGTCCCCTGACCGGTGGCGTCGCCTCAGTCGTCGTCCTCGTCACCGCATGTGAGGTGACAGGCCTCGCTTTGGTGGCCACCGGAGTCCTGCGATGACGAAGGGGGGCGCCCGCTCTCGGTCCGGACCGGCACCCGACCCCGACGCGCTGCGGCGTGAACGAGACGCTGGCGAGTGGACGATCCTACCCGCCGAGGGCCGCCAGGGCGCAACGCCCGACTGGCCCCTCACCGAGCAGACCGACCGCGAAGCCCAACTCTGGGACCAGCTCTGGGAGATGCCGCAGGCCCACATGTGGGAGCGGTGCAGCCAGTACATCGAGGTCGCCCTGTACGTCCGGCGCCTGGCCGAGGCCGAGAAGCCGGAGGCCTTCGTCAACCTCGGCACCCTGGTTCGGCAGATGGCCGACAGCCTCGGCCTGACGATGCCCGGTATGCGGTCCAACCGGTGGCGCATCGACCGGCCCACCGACGAGGACGAAGCGCCGGCCGAACCGAGCGCGGCCCCGGTCATCGCTCCGGACTCGGCACGCGCCAGGCTGAGGGCGGTGTCCGGTGGTAGCGGCTGACGACGGGACCTGGCCGCTCGACGTCCCCACCCTGTACGTCGTCCCGGACTGGATCGCCCGGCACTGCCTGCTCCAGTCCGTCGGTGGCCTCGACCTCCGGCCCAAGCCGTTCCAGATGTACGACTGGCAGCTGCGGATCACGGCCAACCTCTACCGGGTCAAGCCGACCGCCCAGCTCGGGCAGCTCTCGACCGCCTTCCACTACCGGCGGGCGCAGGCCGTCGCTCCGCAGAAGTCCGGCAAGGGCCCCTGGGCGGCGAGCATCATCGCCGCCGAGGCGGTCGGCCCGGTGCTGTTCAACGGGTGGGCGCAGGGCGGGGAGCGGTACCGCTGCCGCGACCACCGCTGTGGCTGCGGCTGGGTGTACGAGTACGAGCCGGGCGAGCCGATGGGCCGGCCGTGGAATCAGCCGCTGATCCAGATCACGGCGACGTCCGAGGACCAGACCGACAACACGTACAGACCTCTCCAGGCGATGATCCGGAACGGACCGTTGTCCGAAGTGATGCGGGTCGGTGAGCAGTTCATCCGGCTGCCGAACGACGGCCGGATCGACGTCGTCACCTCGAGCGCGCAGTCCCGTCTCGGCAACCCGATCACGTTCGCCGCACAGGATGAGACGGGCATCTGGAACGACGGCAACGGCATGACCAAGGTGGCGACAACCCAACGTCGCGGCCTGGCGGGCATGTCGGGCCGCTCCCTCGAGCAGACGAACGCCTGGGACCCCACCGAGAACTCGGTCGCCCAGAAGACCGCTGAGACAAAGGCGCGGGACGTGTACCGGTTCCACCGGCTGCCGCCGAAGGGCCTCTCGTACACGAACAAGGCGGAGCGGCGGAAGATCCACACCGCTGTGTACGCGGGCAGTTCGCACATCGACCTCGACGCCATCGAGGGCGAGGCCGCCGAGCTGATGGAGAAGGAGCCGGCCGAGGCGGAACGCTTCTACGGCAACCGAATCACCGCGGGCATGGGCGCCTGGGTCCAGCAGGACCACTGGGACGCCCGGAAAAAGCCTCGAGCGGTCCCGGACGGCGCCCGGGTGGTCCTCGGCTTCGACGGCTCGGACGTGGACGACTGGACCGGGATCCGGGCCGAGACCCTGGACGGCTACCAGTTCACCCCGGTCTACGGGCCGGACCGGCGGCCGTGTATCTGGGACCCGGCCGAGTGGGAGGGCCAGGTACCGCGGCTCGAGGTCGACGCCGCGGTCGACGAGCTGATGCGCCGCTACGAAGTCGTCCGCATGTACTGCGACCCGCCGTACTGGACCAGCGAAGTCGCGGCCTGGCAGGCCCGGCACGGCGAGAAGCGGGTGACCGAGTGGCACACGCAGCGCACGGCGCAGATGCACGCGGCGTGCGAGCAGCTGCTCACCGACGTCACGAAGGCGAAGACAGAGTTCTGGCACGACGGATGCGAGACCACCTCGATCCACGTGCGGAACGCCCGGAAAGCAGCCAGGCCGGCGAACCGGTACGTCCTGCGCAAGGCCACGCACCAGCAGAAGATCGACCTCTGTGTCGTATCGATCCTCGCCCACGAGGCGGCCACCGACGCCATCGCCGCGGGCCAGGCCGCGCCACCGCCCACCTACTACGCCTACACGGCATGAGAGGGGGCGAGCGTGGCTACGGAGGAACAGGCCCGGCGCCTGGTCGATGTCCTCGCGACGGAGCTGACGTCCCGCTCGGGCGCGGTGCTGCGGCACGACCGGTACTACCGGGGCAAGCACCCCCTGCGGTTCGCCTCGGACGAGTTCCGCACGTACTGCGCCGACCGCTACGAGGGGTTCTCGGACAACTGGGTGCAGCCGGTCGCCGATTCGCCGGTGGAGCGGCTCACCGTCACCGGGGTGCAGGCGCCTGGCGACGTGAAGGCGGATTCCGAGCTGTGGGAGGTGTGGCAGCGCAACGGCCTGGACGCCGATTCGCAGCTGGGGTTCCTCGGCGCGGGGAACGCGGCCCGGTCGTTCGTCCTTGTGTGGGGTGACCCCTCCGACGAGGACACCCCCTGTGTGACGTTCGAGGACGCGTCGTCGGCCGTCGTGCAGTACGAGCCGGGCTCGAGGCGCCGGCGGCGGGCCGCGCTGAAGATGTGGCAGGACGGCTTCAGCGAGTACGCCACGCTGTACCTGCCCACAGAGGTGTGGAAGTTCGAGCGGCCGCTGTCCGCCGGGGACAAGAAGTCGCCGCAGATGGCCGAGGCCGACGCGGTCGTCCAGTCGTGGACGCCCCGGGAACTCGAGAGCGAGCCGAACCCGCAGCCGAACCCCATGGGCGTGGTGCCGATGGTGGAGCTGCCCAACCGGCCGCTGCTGGCCTCCGAGCCGGTGTCGGACGTGTCCGGTGTGATCGCCATGCAGGACGCCATCAACCTGATCTGGGCGATGCTGTTCACGACCGCGGACTACGCGAGCCTCGAGCAGCGCATCATCATCGGCGCCGAGATCCCCAAGGTGCCGATCCTGGACGCGAACGGGCAGAAGGTCGGCGAGCGGCCGATCGACCTGAAGAAGTTCGTCACCGACCGCATCCTGTGGCTGGAGAACCCCGAGGCCAAGGTCGAGAGCTGGAACGCGGCGAACCTGACGGCCTACACCGACGTCATCGAGGTGGCCGTCGGGCACATCGCCGCACAGACCCGCACTCCGGCGCACTACCTGATCGGCCGCATGGCCAACCTCAGCGGGGACGCGCTGATCGCGGCGGAGACCGGCCTGGTGAAGCGGGTCGAGGAGAAGCAGCTGTGGTTCGGGCAGGCCCTGCGTGAGGTGTTCCAGCTGATCTGTCTGGCCCGCGGCGAGGACGCCAAGGGCAAGGCGCTGGCCGCCGGAACGGTGCTGTGGAAGGACCCGCAGTCGCGGAACCTGGCGCAGCTGACGGACAGCCTGCTGAAGCTGAAGCAGATCGGGTTCCCCTTCGAGTGGCTCGCCCTGCGCTTCGGTCTGACGCCGACCGAGGTCACGACGCTGATGGATATGCGGGCTCGGGAGGCCGAACTGGATCCGGTGGCCGCCATCATGGGCGGCGGCCCTCCCGCCATCAATCCGACGTCGGCCCCGCATGAGGATCCGGCCCGGGACGGCGGGCCGTGACACAGCCGCTCGCTCTGGCCGGGCAGTACGCGGTCCGGCAGCGGAAGATCGCGGTCGCCACCATGGCCGCAGCCTTGCGCGAGTGGGGCCTGCTGAACGTCGCCGATTTGCGCGCCTCCTGGTCCGTCATCGGCCCCCGCCTGGTGACCGTCCTGACCGCGGGCCAGTTGGCCGCTGCCGACGGGGCGACCGACTACGTCGCAGAGACGGCGGCCGCGCAGGGCGCCGAGGCCGAGGCCGCCGACACGGTCAACGCCTCAGCGTTCGCCGGTGTCGCCGCGGACGGACGGACGCTGGACACGCTGCTGATGCGGCCGCTGATCGCCGCGTACCGGACCATCGGACAGGGCGCGAGCGCGGACGAGGGCCTCCGGGCCGGGCGCGGGCTGCTGGCGACGATCGTGCGCTCGGAGGTCGCCGACGCAGGCAGGGGGGCTGTCGGCGTCGGCATCACGGGGCGCCGCACGATCCAGGGCTACGTCCGCGTCGTACAGCCGCCGGCCTGCGCCCGCTGCATCATCTTGGCGGGCGTGGAGTACGGCTGGAACAAGGGCTTCCAGAGGCACCCACGCTGCGACTGCATCCACCTGCCGACCACACTGATCGCCCGCAACCAGCATCGCGGCGGGCTCAACGGGGACAGCCCCACGACCCGCTTCGGCAGCAGCGCCCGGGGCGTCGTCGATCCGCGGTCCTACTTCGCCGGCCTGTCGCGGCCCGAGCAGGACCGAGTGTTCACCGCGGCCGGGGCGCAGGCGATCCGCGAGGGCGCCGACATGGGCCAGATCGTCAACGCCCGTCGGGGCATGTACACCATCACGACCGCCTCCGGACGGGCGGTGCGCGCAACGCGCGAGGGCACGACGACGCGCGGCCATTTCTACCGGCGGGAACGGGCCCGGGACATCGCCAGGGGCCGTGTGCGTGCCGACATCGGCCGCCAGTACCGGCTGACGACGGCGCGGCTCCTGCCCGAGCAGATCTACGAGCTCGCCGGGAGCCGCGACGAGGCGATCGCCATGCTGCGCCGCTTCGGCTATCTGACCTGACCGCGCGCAACGCGCGGTCCCGACTTCCGCAATGGGAGCACGCACATGGATCTCTCCACCCTGCCTCGCCGTGCCCGTGGCCATGCCGCCGGCTGGTCTCACCCCTACCCGGTGGGCCCCTGGTCGCCCGTCTTCTACGCCGACGGCGACGACCAGGACGACGACCAGGACAACGGCGACGCCGACGACCAGGACGACTCCGGCACCGGAGACGACCAGGACGACGGCGACGATGACAAGGACCCGGAGGGCGCCGACCAGCTCGGCGACCCCGGCAAGAAGGCCCTCGAGTCGATGAAGGAGCGGCTGCGCACGGAGCGGGAGCGGCGCAAGGCCGCCGAGACCGAGCGCGACCAGCTCAAGGGCACTGGCGACGCCAACGATCCGGAGCGGATCCGCAGCGAAGCCGACCGGGCCGCGACAGGCCGGGCCAACGCCCGCATCGTGCGCTCCGAGGTCCGGGCCGCCGCCGCGGGCAAGCTCACCAATCCGCGGGACGCCCTCGCCTTCCTCGACCTGACCCAGTTCGAGGTCGACGAGGACGGCCAGGTCGACGAGACCGAGATCGCCGACGCGATCGAAGACCTCCTCAAGGAGCGCCCCTACCTGGGAACTGCCGCAAAGGCACCCGAGCCCAGGTTCCAGGGGACCGGAGACGGCGGCGCCCGCAAGGGGACCGGCGGCCCCAAGCAGCTCAGCGAGCAGGACGTGAAGAAGATGACGCCCGAGCAGATCGACGAGGCTCACCGCAAGGGTCAGCTCCGCGACTACCTCGGCGGATAACCACCCCGAGAGGAAACCGATGTCCATCAAGCGTTTCCGGCCGGAGATTTGGTCCGCCAAGCTCCTGGTCGCACTCCGCAAGAACCTCGTGTACGGCGGGCCCGGCATGGTCAACCGCGACTACGAGGGCGAGATCCAGGAAGCGGGCGACACCGTCCGCATCACCTCGATCTCCCGCCCGACGATCGGGACCTACGTCCCGAACCAGACGGTCATCACGCCCGAGGAGCTGACCGACGCACAGCGCACGCTGGTCGTCGACCAGTCGAAGTACTGGGCGTTCAAGGTCGATGACGTCGACAAGCGGCAGGCCAAGGGCGACGTGATGCCGCAGGCCATGTCCGAGGCGTCCTACGGGCTTTCCGACGTGGTCGACCAGTACCTGGCCAGCCTCTACACCCAGGCGCAGTCCGCGAACCAGCTCGGCACCATCGCGGTCCCGGTCGCGAACCCCGAGTACTTCTACTCGAAGATCGTCGTCCCGCTGGGCGTGACGCTGGACCAGGCCAACGTGCCGGCCGAGAACCGGTGGATGGTCATCCCGCCGTGGCTCTACGGTCGCGCGCTGCTCGACCCGAACTTCATCAACGCCGACAAGTCCGGCGACAGCGGTAACGCCTTCCGCAACGGCATCGTCGGCTCGTCGGGCGGCTTCACGATCATGCGGTCCAACAACGCCCCGAACCCGACCGGCGACGACTACGTGGTCACCGCGGGCAACGGCACGGCGATCTCCTTCGCCGAGCAGATCAACAAGACCGAGGCCTACCGACCCGAGAGCAGCTTCTCGGACGCGGTCAAGGGCCTGGCGCTGTACGGCGCGAAGGTCATCCGTCCCGAGGCGCTGGCCACGGCCATCGCTTCCCAGACCTGATCGGAGGCCTGAGACATGGCACGCACCGCTGTCGCGTACAACAGCTTCGTTCCCAACGCGGGCGTGGCGGATTCCTCGCTCACCGCGGTCACCCTCAACCCGGGCACCAGCAACGGGCACACGATCGCCAAGGCCGAACCCGAGCTCACCGTGCTCCGCGTCGCGGCCGGCTCGACCGGCGGCAACGTCACCATCAAGGCCGGCACCCTGCCCCTGGCCATCGCCAGCGGCCAGGGCGACCTGGTCGTGAACGTCGCCGCCAACACGATCTCCTGGATCGGCCCGTTCGAGTCCGGCCGGTTCCTGCAGAACGACGGCAGCATGCTCGTCGACGTGGCCGCCGCCGTCGTCCCCGGCACCATCACCGCCCTGCGAGTTCCGAGGAACACCTGACATGGCCGAGACGATCCACCTGCGGGGCGAGGGCGGCGGCATCCACGCGATGGACCTGCCGCTGCCCGAGCCGATCGAGGAACGGCTGCGCAAGGGCATGCTCCAGCGCGTCAACGAGGACGGCAGCCTGTACACCGAGCCTTCGGACGACGACCAGGTCCCGGCGCCCCCGCTCACCGAGCCTGCCCGAAGCGCCAGCAAGGCGGATTGGATGGGCTGGGCGGTCGTCCAGGGTGCCGATGCCGAAGAGGCGGACGGCATGACCAAGGCCGACCTCATCGAGAAGTACGGCACCCCGAGCAGCTGAGGAGGGACCCGTGCCACTCCCCTCCCTGGCCACGCCCGAGGACGCCACCGCCTACGGCTACAGCCTGTCGGAGGCGTCCGCCGCCGCCCTACTCACCCGCGCGTCGGTCCGTATCCGGCGCGCGGCAGGACAGCCCATCACTCCGAGCGTCGTCACCGTCCAGCTCACCGTCGACAGTGACCGAGTCGAGTTGCCCGCCCCGCCGATCCTGGAAGTCCAGACGGTGTCGGCGGTCGCCGAGGACGGCACCACCAGCGCCCTCACGGGCTGGTGGTGGGACGGCGAGTACCTGCGGCTGGCCGACTGCCGGACCAGGCGCGTGCTCGTCACCTACCGGCGCGGGTGGGCGACGGTGCCTGACGGGATCGTGGAACTCGCCTGCCAGGTCGCCAACCGCATCGGGGACTCCCCGGTCGGCATGGAGGCCGGGATCCGCGAGCGGGCCATCGACGACTACCGGGAGACCTACGCGGCCGAAGCCACCCAGACCGCCGGCGACCTGCTGCCCGGCGAACTCACCGCCCTCCAGCGCGAACTCGGCGAACGGTGCGTATGGGTGGTGGGCACACCGTGAACCTCGACTCCATCCTGACGTCGGGGCGCGCGGCGGCCGAGGAACGCATGCGCGACACCGTCCGTCTGTACACGCAGGCAGACGGCACCTTCGACCGGGACACCGGTACCACCGTGCCGGGCGCCCAGACGACCCTGTACACGGGCAAGGCCCGCGTGAAGGCCATCGCCGCGAGCACCGGCCAGGAGACCGAGGCCGGTGAGCGTGAACTCGTGCTGCGCGAGTACGAGGTGCACCTGCCGTGGTCGACGACCGTGCCGGGCGCCCGCGTGCTGCCCGGCACCCGTATCGAGGTGACCGCGTCGGCCGATGCCCGCATGGCCGGCCTGGTCCTGTGGGTCACCGGGGCCAGCTTCAGCGACCAGTCCACAGCGTGGCGGATCAGAGTGGAGGACCGGTCATGAACGGTGCCCGTTTCGACATGGGCGACGTGCGGCGCCTCGAGCGGCACCTGGCTCGCGCGATCCCCCGAGCGCGCCGCGATGCTCGGGCTGTGGTGCGGCGCGGCGCGATGAACATCAAGAAGGACTGGAAGACAAACGCCCGCGCGTCCGCACCGAAGCACGCCCCGGCCTACCCCCGCACGATCAGCTACGACGTCGCCGCCTACGGCCCCGACCTCACCCTGGCCATCATCGGCCCGGACAAGGGCGGCGCACAGGGCGCACTCGGCAACCTGCTGGAGTACGGCTCGGTGAAGAACCCTCCGCACCGGGACGGCGGTCGGGCCCTGGACGTCGAGGAGCCCCGCTTCGAAGCACAGCTGGCGCTGATCGCCGAGCGCGGACTGGCCTGGTGGTGAGCGGATGACGACACCAGCAGTCCTGCCGCATGTCGACGCCGTCCAGGCCGCGCTTGAGGCCGACGGCCTGACCGTGTACCTCGGCGGGGCGCCCACGGCGGCTGGCTGGTCGCCGCCCGACGTGTATGTCGTGCTGTACCCGGAGCCCGGGGCGGCCGTCCGGGAGTCGCTCGCCGACGCTCGCACGGACTTCACGACGACCTTTCAGATCACCTGTGTGGGCGGCTCGATGGAGCGCGCCCTGTGGGCGGCCGACAAGGTGCGTGCCGCCCTGTCGACGCCGCTGGCGGTCGAGGGCCGGGCCACGTGGCGGCCGGAGGATCTGGGCGGGCCTCCGGTACAGCGCGACGACGACACCAACCCTCCCAGCTGGTTCGTGCCGGTGCAGTACCGGCTGATGTCCATCCCCGCCTGACAGGAGATTCCCCCATGGCGCTACTCGCGCAGCAGGCCATTGCGCGTTCCGGCCTGACCCCGACCTACTCGGCCGCGGCCGCATCCACCACAGTGACGTGCGGCGACCGCTCGTTCCTGCACGTGAAGAACACGAACGGCAGCTCGATGACCGTGACGGTCACAGCGACCGCCCAGGTCGACGGCCAGCCCGTGACCGACCTCGTCGTCACGGTCCCGGCGACCACGGGCGACAAGATGATCGGCCCGCTCACCCAAAAGCTCTTCGCGTCCGCCGCGGACGGCGTGAGCGCATCAATCACCTACTCGTCGACGACCAGCGTCACCGTCGCCAACCTCACCATCTGACGCTCCCCCTGCCCCGCTCCGCCCCGTTTACCGGGGCTTTCTTTATGCCCCGAGGAGGGCCCCATGTCTGACCTGATCAATGACGGCATGACCAAGGTGGTCTGGGCGACGACCATTTCCAACATCAACGCCCCGACCACGACCGAGCTGAACGCGGGCCAGGACTTCACGCCGCGCATCACCCCCGACGGCCTCAAGCTCGACCCCAGCACGGCGGACGTCGACACGTCCTCGCTGGCGAGCACGTTCGACACCAAAACCGTCGGCCGGATCGGCTACGACGCTGAGGTGACCTTCAAGCGGGGCACCACCACGCCCGAGGACCTGCCGTTCGCGACGCTGAAGTACGGCGTCAGCGGATACCTGGTCGTGCGCCGCGGCATCGCCTACGCCACCGCCTGGGCCACGTCCCAGAAGGCGGAGGTGTACCCGATCACCTGCGGCGAGCCGCAGAACAACGCGCCAGCGTCGAACGAGGTCATGAAGTTCACCAGTTCGATGAAGGTCACCAGCGCTCCGGCGACCGCCGCGACGGTTGCCTGATGGCGAGCAGCATCGAGGAGATCCTCGCCCGTGCGAAGCCGCGCGAGAAGACCGTCCAGGTCTGCCTCGCGGGCGACCTCGCGGGCGAGGCCGAACGTCTCCAGGACGAACTGTCGCGCGTCTCGGAGGACTGGGAGCCGGAGGACCTCACGGACGTGCACCCGGGCCGCGCGGTCGCCGAGCAGCTCAAGGCGGTGCACACGCAGGTCCGGGCGGCCGAGGAGCCGTTCACGTTCCGGTACATCGGCGACCGGGCGTACTCGGACCTGATGGCCGCGCACCCCTCGGAGAGCAGCCAGGAGGCGTTCGACTCCGAGACGTTCCCGCGGGCGCTGGTCGCCGCATCGTGCGTTCAGCCGACGATGACGCCCGAGCAGGTCGCCGAGCTGTTCGAGGTCATCAACGAGGGCGAGATCAAGAAGCTGTTCGACGCGGCATGGGACGTGCACAACAGCAGCGATGTCGTCCCTTTCTCGTTGGCCGCCTCCGCACTCCTGGCCTCCCTCATCGGCGAGAAGTAGAGACAGCACGGCGCTGGGGGGTGCCTCGAAGCGTCTTCCTCGGGCGGGTCGTCGCGGAGGGCGAGCCCCTGTTCCTGGATGAAGACCGAGCCTGGGCGTTCGCCCTCGCCGAGGTCGAGGCAGACACCTGCCCTGATTGCCAGCAGCAGTGGAGCGAGGCAACGGACCCCGAGAACGAGTTCTCGTACCGGGCCGAGGTCATCCGTTGCCACGCCTGCGCCACGTCGGCCAAGACCGTGAAGGCCCGGAGCGACAAGGGCCAATCCATCGATGGGCTGCACGTCCACCTCGAACTCGAAAAGCGCAACAGGGGGTGAGCCGTGGCTACTCGCAGTGTCACCGTGCGGCTGCGTGCCGACATCAGCAGCTACACGCGCGGCATGCGGACCGCGGCCCGCGACACCTCCAAGCTCGCGGGCGCCGGCGCGGCGGTAGGCACCGCGATGCTCGCGGGGTTCGCGGTGGCGGCGGCCTCCGCCGCCAAATTCGACAAAGCCCTCAGTAATGTCAGGGCGGTCACCGGGGCGTCCTCCAAGGAGATGGAGAAGCTCAGGTCAGCCGCCCTGCAGGCTGGCAAGACCACCAGTTTCACGGCGACGGAGGCCGCCGACGCCGAGGCTGAGCTCGCGCGCGCTGGCGTCTCGGTCGCGAACATCACCGGCGGCGCCTTGAAGGGCAGCCTGGCCCTGGCTGCGTCCGGTCAGATCGACCTCGCCGAGGCAGCGACCGTCAGCGCCCAGGCTATGAATACGTTCGGGCTGTCGGGCAAGGACGTCACGCACATCGCCGACGTGCTCAGCGCCGGCGCCAACAAGTCCGCCTCGGACGTGCACGGCCTGGGCATGTCGCTGCGGATGGGCGGTCTACTCGCCCACCAGACGGGCCTGTCCCTGGAAGACACCGTTGGTGTCCTGTCGGCGTTCGCCGACCACGCGTTGATCGGCTCGGACGCCGGTACCTCGCTGAAGACGATGCTCCAGCGCTTGGTCCCGCAGTCGGACGAGGCCAAGGCCGCCATGCAGAAGATTGGTTTCAGCGCTTACGACGCTTCAGGCAAGTTCGTCGGCTTGAGCGAGTTGGCCGGCCGCATGAAGACCAGCTTCTCGAAGCTCACGCCCGAGGCCAGGAACGCGGCCATGGCCACGATCTTCGGATCGGACGCCGTGCGCTCCGCGACGATCCTTTACGAGCTCGGCTCCCAGGGCATCGACAAGTACACCAAGTCCGTCAACGACCAGGGCGCCGCTGGCCGGATGGCCGCGATCCAGACCGACAACCTGATCGGCGACCTGGAACGCCTCAAGGGTGCCATCGAGGTGGCGCTCATCGAGGGCGGTTCGGCAGCCACCGGGGCACTGCGCGGCATGACTCAGTGGATCACCAGGCTCGTCAACGCCTACAGCAGCCTGCCCCCCGAACTCCAAAAGGGCGTCACGCTGTTCACGGGCATCGGCGGCGCGGCGCTGCTGGCAGGTTCCGGGATCCTGCTCCTGCTGCCCCGTATCGCGGCGACTCGTGCGGCGCTCGCGTCCATGGGTGTGACTGCCGCGCGGACACGGATCGCTCTGGGCATGCTCGGCAAAGTGACCGCTGTCGTAGCGGGTCTGGAGCTCATCTCCTACGCGTCCCAATCGATTCGCGATCAGTTCAAGGACGCCCCGCCGTCGGTGTCGAAGATGGCGAGTTCCCTCGTCGACCTCGGCAAGCACGGCAAAATCTCCGGCGAGGGCCTCAAGTCCCTCGGTGGGAACCTCGATAAATTCAACGAGGCTGTTAAGCGTGTCGCTCACCCTGACTGGGAAGCCCGAACCACCGACATCGTCAACAGCCTCACCGGCAACATCACCAAGGGCATTGCGGAATCACAAATCCCCCTGGATGAGGCTCACGACAAAATCAAGGCTGTCGACGAGGCCCTGGCACAGCTCGCTCAGTCAGGCAACGCGCAGCTCGCCGCCGATGCTTTCAACCAGCTCGCGGGCGCGGCAGCGGCGGACGGCACCAGCAAGGAGAAACTGCTCACCCTGTTTCCGCAGTACGGCGATGCGCTCGCCGGCGTCGATGTGCAGACCAAGACGAATGCCACTTCCCAGAAGGAACTGGCCGCGCAGCTCGGGATCACCGCTGACCAGTTGCAGGACAACCGCACCGAGGCCGAGAAGCTCGTCGGCGCACTGAACTCCCTGAATGGCGTCAACATCAGCGCTGGCGAGAAGGAGATTGCTTTCCGGCAGTCCCTCGCCGACCTGAACACAGCCGTGAAGGAGAACGGCCACTCGCTGGACGTCACCAGCGACAAGGGGCGGAAAGTGAAGACCGCGTTCTTCGAGGCTGCCCAGGGGGCAATGGCGCACGCTCAGGCGGTCGCCGAGCAGAAGAACAGTCAGCAGGCGGGCCAGGCTGTCCTTGAGCAGGACATTGCCCTGCTCAAGAAGGACATGCTGGCGAGAGGCTTCTCGAAGGACGCGGTGGACAGGCTTGCCGCGGCCTATCTCCAATTGCCTGTCTCAGTCGCCACGAAGGTTGATGCGAAGACGCAGGGCGCGCTCAGTGATCTCGCAGCCGTCCAGGCGAAGCTCCGCGGTACCAAGGGCCGCTCAATCACGGTCAACGCCCTGACCAAGACCGCCGAGGCGGCCCTCCAAGGCCTCGGCTTCAAGGTCACGCACATGAAGAACGGGAAGGTGTCCATCACCATCCCTACGGGCAGCCCAGCCCAGGCGGTGCGCACCATCCAAGGCTGGGTCAACAACCTGCACGGCAGGTCTGTCGACGTGTACGTACAGGAGCACATCGCAGCTGCGGGGGGCCGCGACAGCGTCCTCAGCGGCAGTTACGGCAGTAACAATGCCAACGGGGCCGTGTACTACGCCAGCGGCGGCATGCGCGAGGACCACGTTGCGCAGATCGCCAAGGCGGGCGCCTGGCGGGTGTGGGCCGAGGACGAGACAGGCGGCGAGGCGTACATCCCCCTCGCGCAGAGCAAGCGCCCACGATCCCGGCAGATCGCCGCCGAGACCGTGAAGCGCCTGGGCGGCACCGTGCAGTGGTTCGCCGGCGGCGGTGGTATCCCCGGCTTCACCTACTCGCCGAGCGGGAGGGCCGTCCTCGGCGGGCCGTCGGACGCCAAGTCTCGGTATGACAAGGCCGTCGAGGCGCTGAAGAAGGCGTGGGACGACCTCAACACGGCGCTGAAGAACGCCAAGACGAAGACTGACGCGCTCAAGGATGCCGAGAAGAACCTCTCCAGGGTTCGCCACGGGCACCACACCGCGACGCAGCTGCGGGCCGCCGAGTCTCGCGTGGACAAGGCGCGGACGGCGAAGAAGTCGGCTGACAAGAAGGTTCACGAGGAGCGGTCGGACGTCAACAAGGCCGACAAGGCTCTCGGGTTGAAGAACGGCAGCAAGGCGCCGACGGCCTTCAACCTCAAGGCCTACGAGGCGCAGCTCGGCAAGTCCGTGGCCGCGACGGAGAAGTGGCGCGGCAGCCTCAACAAGATCGGCAGGCGGGGCGGCAAAGAGCTGCAGACAATGCTGGAAGGGATGGGCGAGGAGGGCTACAGCCTCGTCAACGCCCTCGCCGGGGCGAGCGACAAACAGTTCAAGTCGATCACGTCCAAGCTTGAGAAGACGGGCGAGCTGGCCAAGGCGACCTTGGCTGATTTCACCAAGCAGCTGGGCGCCAGCACCAAGGACTCCCAGCAGTTCGCCAAGGACCTGCAAACCCTGGCCGCGCAGGGGTTCGGGGACCTGGCGCAGGCCCTCGCGGCCCAGGGCGACACCAGCGCGCAGGAGCTCGCCCACCAGGCCGTCGGCAGCACGCTGCAGGCGAAAGTGGCGAATGCTGCCGTCGGCAAGGCGCAGAGCGCGCTCACCGGCGAGGACCTGTCGAACTCCCTGATCCTGCTGTCCACACTCCGCGGCGGCGCCGGCCGCGGGTATGCGGATCTCATCGCGGCTGGCCTCGACACGGCGACCATCAAGGCCCTGGTCCCGAAGATGGCCGCGCAGATCGGCAACTTGCCAGAGGCCAACAAAGCCACGTTCGTGCGGCAGTGGGTGCAGCAAGGCGGCAAGGCGATGGCAGCGGGCGGGATCCTGTCCCGGCCCACGATGGTGCTCGGCGGAGAGGCCGGGGACCGCGAGTCGTGGATCCCGTGGAACGGCTCGGCGAGGTCGAAAGCACTCCTGGCCCGGACCGCGGCGGGGATGGGCTACCAGCTGGTGCCCGCCGGCCGGTACGGGGGCGGCGCCGTGTCCGCGGCGGCCATGGCGCGGGAGGTCACCCGGCAGATCACGGTGAACCTCTACGGCGCCAAGCAGACCACCGCCGAGCAGGCGGCTGACATCGCACGCCACATGGCGTTCGTCGGCTGAGAGGAGGCGACGGGTGGCCTACACCCCAGGAACGGACATCGACGGCCGGCAGGCCACCCTCGGCACACTCCGCCTCGGCGCGGTCGACGCAGTGGGGGTGGCCTGGTTCCTGCAGTCCCTCGAGGGCTGGGACAGCGCGGAGGTGCGGGCCGAGGTCCAGGAGCGGGAGGCGGATCACGGCTCGTGGGCGGCGCCGGTCTATCTCGGGTCCCGGCCCGTCACCCTGGCCGGCACGGTGGAGGCCCCGGACCGGGTCTCCCTCGATACCGCGCTGGACCAGCTGTACGCGGCGGCCGCCCTGACGGACACGACGCTGACGGTGTGGGAGACCACGCCCAAGCAGGCGACCGTGAGGCGGTCGGGGAAGCTGCTGGCCCAGTACGTCACCGACCGGACCGCGACCTGGTCGGTCCTCGTGACGGCTGCCGATCCTCGCCGGTACGGCACCACCTTGCAGACCGGCACGACCGGGCTGCCCGCCACGACCGGCGGCCTGACGTTCCCGGTCACCTTCCCGGTGGCCTTCTCGGCGGTGACGGTGTCCGGGCAGATCAACGCGGTCAACTCGGGCTCGCTGGACACCCGGCCGATCATCACGATCGCCGGGCCCGTCGTCGCGCCCACCGTGTCCGCCCTGTACCCGGACGGCACGGTCCGGCAACTCGCCTACTCGCTCGACCTGGCCAGCGGCGACAGCCTCGTCATCGACACCGACGCACACACGGTGGTCCTCAACGGCGGCGTGAGCAGGCGCCGGTTCATGACGGTGTCCGCAGGCTGGCCCACCATCCCGGCGGGCTCGACGGTCAACTACCAGTTCCAGTCCAGCACCTACAACGCAAGCGCGACGCTGACCGCCACGTGGCGTTCGGCCTGGATGTGAGGAGGCAGATATGCCAGTAGACGTATGGGCCATCGACACGCTGACCTTCTCCGGCCTGGAGGCCCGCAACGCCGGGGCGATGGACATCATGACCGACGCGACCGCGCTCGGCTCCCGGTCGGGTGTTCGGCCCGGCGACCCCGGCCTGACCGTCACGCTGGCCGGAACGACGATCAACTGCTCGGCCGGCGTGGCCGCTGTCGCCTACAGCGGCCAGGGCGTCTACCGGGTCGCTCTCCCGTCCTCGGTGTCGCCCGGCACATACACGGCCGCGCACGCCACCCTGAACCGCATCGACCTCGTCTACCTGCGCGTCTGGGACAACAGTGTCGACGCTTCCGGCCTCGCCAAGGGCGACATCGTCTACCTGGCGGGCACTCCGTCCGCGTCGCCGGTGGCGCCGACGCCGGCGGGCACGCAGATCTACATGCCGCTCGCCACCATCTCGGTCCTGTCCGTGTCGAACGGCTCCACCGCTTCCGTGAGCACGTCAGTCAGGCCGTACACGACGGCCCCGGGCGGCATCCTGCCCTCGTCGACAGCCCCGTCCAGCCCGTACACCGGGCAGTTCTACGACAACGGCACCGACCTGCTCCGCTGGAACGGCTCCGCTTGGGACACCTACGTCAAAGCGCCGG